GCCGCCTGGACTTCTTCGGTCGTCCAGTACCCGCCCCGCAGGATCCGCTTCGTCCTCGATTCAGACACGGACACGGCATCCGACAGTGTCTTTTCCTGTGTCTCCGTCTGGATCTGTTCGAACGTCTTCACGACGCTGGACAGTTCGCAAGTGTTCTTCTGCGGATCCTTCGGATATTCCGTCATCTTCACGATCCGCTGCTTCGCCCGCGTGTTCTCCGTCTTCGATACGATCCACACTGTATCGCCGATGTCATAATCCAGAAGGCCGTATTCTTCAGACTGTGCCGCAAGATCTGCGACGTCGGCAGTGTAGGCCGTGTACGGTCTGGATGCTGTTTCCAGCTTCGCCCGTGCGTCCTCGATCAAGTTTTCCGTGATAGTGTACCGTTCGTCCTTCCAGACCTTCGGCACGATCTTGTCGCTGTACTGATGGTTGTCCAGGTACGGAACGCCGATCATGATTTCCGGCGTGATCCCGTCCTTGCCGATCGGATAGATCCGCGTGTAGAAGTCGTACGTGTTCGACTTCACTGTCAGCTTCCGAAGGTTCAGCCCCTCCATGAAGTATGCGCCGCGATCCGTCCCGATGTGTTCGTGCAGATGGATCACCTTCCGGATGCTGTCTATGCTGCATTCGCACATGTACGTCTTCAGGACGTCCTGAAGGACATCCCACGCCGTGCACGTGTCTTCTATGTCGACCGTCCGGCGCTTCGTGATCGTACACGTGCCGACCGTCCAGCCCGTTCCCTCGAAGGCGAATTCCAGGCAAGCGCGCGCCGTCTGTGTCTGCGATTCGAAGCCGTACGTGAATTCCTGCTGTTCCAGTTCTTCGATGTTCAGCTTCGCGACGTACCTGTTCTTCGTCGCCCCTGTCTCGATCTCCTTCAGGACGTATTCGTCTTCCTTCGTCCGGATGTAGTTTTCCGCTGCCAGTGCCGCGATCGCCGCGCCGTTCTTCGGATATGAAAACGACAGTTCCTTGTCCCCGGACGACAGCGTCTTTTCGATCTTCAGGTCGTCCATCATGTCGATCGCCGCGATCCGCTTGTGCAGCGCGTCGTATATCTGGATCATCCCGCTGCCCTCCTTACATCCACATCGGCGTATACGTCAGCACGACCTTCGCGGATCCGGAAGAAAACGTCAGATCGTTTTCGCCCGCTGCCAGGCGCGGGAACTGCCAGAACGACACCTGATCGAAGGCGTTCTTCCCGTCGATCGTCGCCGTCCCGCTCCTGCCGTCGATGATCAGCGTCTTCCCTGCTGCCAGTGTTTCCACGGTGTAGGCTTCGCCGTTCAATACGATCACGTAGTCCGTCAGCTGCTGCTTTGCCGTAACTGCCACGGCGCACGGCGCGTCCTTGCTGCTTTCCACGAAGATCTGCCCGGACGTCTTCCCGTCGAATGTGATTTCCAGATCGTCATCGAAGAAATACCCGTCGATCGACAGTTCCAGAATCTTCTTCGACAGATCCAGCGTCTTCGTCAGACTGTCGTCTGTCAGATATGCTTTGTATTTGCCTTTGTATCCCTTGATCTCTTCCAGGACGGCAGACTGGCGGAACTGCATCATGAATCTTGATACAGTCCGCTGAAGTTCTGCCCGGTTCCTTGCGCGGAAGTAGATCGTCAGCTTCAGCGTTCCCAGCGGGATGTCTGTTTCGTACTCCGTCGGAAGCAGTGCCCGCTGGATCATCTCCTTCTGGACACTGATCTTCGGCGGCTGCTCTTCGACCGTCAGCAGCTTCGCGCCGTATTCCCTGACGTCCACGCCGTTCACGATCATATTTCATCCCTCCTTATCTCTTCCGCTGTATCTTGTTTACGAATTCATTTTCGACGCGTGTGTATACTCTTTCCGCGACGACATCGCCGTCCATCGTGACGTATACATACACGACCGTTCCGCCTGTCAGTGCGTCCAGCTTCTTGTCCAGCATGTCGCCCAGGCGATCATAGAACGCTTTCAGCGGCAGGATCGCTTCTGCTCCCGCTTCGCCGCCTGCCAGCAGTGTGTTCCCGGATGCTCCGAATACTGTCGGACGTGTCATGATACCGCCTGATTTATACCAGCTGATCCCGAAGTGCGGGACTGACGGCGGATTCAGACTGAAGTGTCCGGATATATACGGATGCGGCAGTGCCAGATGCGGCAGGCTCCAATGGAAGTTAAACTTCGACCGCATGGCGCTGATCGCATTCGCCACGGCCTGCTTCGCCGCATTGATCGGCCTTTCGATCGCCGACTTGATGGCGTTCCATCCGGAAGACGCCGCGCTTTTCATGCTGTTCCATGCCGAAGACATCACGGACTTGATGCTGTTCATGACG